TTAGAGCCGGCGGCTCATAACCGCTTGGTTGGGGGTTCGAGTCCCTCCGGGCCCACCATCAATTTTTGCAAGTTCTTGTTTTTCCTCCATAACTTGCGTTTCAAGGTCCCACTCTTTGGAGTTTGATCCGCCAAGTGGGACACTTTTGTTCTCGTTCCGGTCCGGCAGAAGAAGTTTCGCGCTCGCGCCGGCCAGCTTCTTGCGGCGAGCCGCCCGGGTGTACAAATCTGCCTGTTGACTCGTCGTCCATCCAAATATTGCCTTGAGCTGGTCGCTGGTGGCGCCGTTCTCTGCGGCGATCGAGGCGCCCGCTTTTCGAAGGCCATGCGCCGAACAGTGAAACAGCCCAGCCTCGTCGCACCATTGGCGCATCTTATTCCCGAGCCCTTTGTCAGAGAACGGCTTGCCATATTCGGTGACAAGAAAGGTCATCTGTCCCGCCGGCACACAATCAAGCTCGACGGCGAGATCCGGCAGAATCGGGACATTGACCTCGACGCCGCTCGACTTGCGCGTCTTTCCTGGCCGGATGCGTATCCATCCGTTTTCCAGATGCTGCCGGCCTAAGATTGCAGCGTCCGAGAGCCGGAGCCCTGTGAACATGAATACGGCCAGCGCTCGGCGCGCCGTCGAGCCAGGGGCATACTTGGCTTCGAACTGCTCGATCTCTTCCAATGTCCAAGTGTGCCATCCGTCGCCCGACTTGAGGCGCTTTATCCCATTACACGGATTGATCTTTGCCTCGCCGACTTCGATCGCCCAGGCATACATCGCGCTGATAGCCTTCACGATGTTGTTGGCGGCGCCGGGACTATCGATCCGCGTGTCTCGAATCGCAGTCACGTGCTTGCGCTCGAGAAGCTCGAAAGGCTTGTCGCCGTGTTTGATGCAGATGTCCTCAAGGATCCGCCGACGGCGGCTCATCGTGCCGGGCGTCACCGACTTGGCCGCACGCCTGAAATACTGCTGGCATAGCCATCGAAACGAGCGTGCCACGACCGGACCAGCCGACGCGGGCGCCGCAGTCTCCTCGCCATAAGGGATGCCCTTTTCGGCGCACTCATATTCGCGCAGAAACGCAGCGGTCCCCGACTTCTCACGAAGCCGGACCTTCTTCTTGCCCTTGACGCGATAGTATATGCGGACGTTGCCGTGCCGGTCGATGTCCTCGATGATGCCGCGCAGATGGAGCTTCATGCGGCCCCGACATCATCCCAAGGATTATCGGGGGTGAGTGCGTGCGTCGACCGCGCCTCGTCGCGCGGCAGAGCCTCAAAGGCATCGTCTAGCTCGAAGCGATCCCAGAGCACCCTGCCACGCGCCTTCCGCGGCGCCGGCATCTCGCCGGTCGCAACCATTGTGTCAAACGTCGTGGCACCGATGCCGACATAGGCGGCGGCAGCGATACGTGCCAGCCCGCGTGGCGTCATTCCTGGCGGCAGTCGGTTATCGTTGGCGGCAGCTGGCATCGGTCCTCCGTGATGTTCGGAAGTTTAGGCTGATGTAAACATACAAATATTGCAAGGGGACCAGCCGGCGCGCCGCTGATGTGGTCGCGGGTGGTGCTCGCGCCGGCCTATGGTGTTCATCCTGCCCGCCGACGATGCGGCTCGACGACGGGCAGGCAGCCGGCCGCCACCGGCTATCTTCTGGGAGGGTCGATCGCCTCCATGAACTCGAGGAACTCTCCGCGACGGAAGCTGGCGTATGTTTGCCAATCCATATCGCCCCGTTCATTATTGCAACGTCGGCAAGCCATAGCGAGGTTATGAATGTGGTTGCTGCCCCCATCGGCTCGCCGTTGCAGATGTTCGATTGTTGCCGCTTCCGACCACTGCTGAATCCTGCGGTCGGCGCTGAGGATGACGAAACGGTCGCAGTAACAGCACCTACCGTTCTGCAGGTCAAACAGCTTTAGCAATACCGAGCGTTTGACCTTCGCCATACGGATCCCTGCATGCGGTGAGATGGCTTCCTTCGACCGTGCGGAACGGGCGGCCGGCCATGTCACCGGTAATGAGTTGGATATGGTAGATCTCTCTTCCCATCGCTGACCGAGAGCGCGTCATCACGCTTGCCACGTGGTCGTGGAAAGCCACTGTATCGCCCTCAGCGAAGCGGAACTCGACGGCGGCGACGTAAACGCGGATAGGTCGTCTGCCAAGCAATGAGCGCGGCAACAGGCTTCTGTCGGCGTGGCTTATCGGTGAATGAATGGTCATCGTGGTGCTCCTCGTGTTGCGTTTGCGTTTGTTAGTATTTGTATATCGAATGATTTCATGGCGGTCAACTATAAAATGCGATAAATGTTAGCATGCTGCGAACGTGCAGCTTGTTGTGGAGTGGACTGTAATGGCGAAGACGGCCGCGATTGGCATTCGCATAGAGCCTGAGTTGAAGGATGCGATCGAGGCGGCCGCCAAAGCCGAGCGCCGTTCTGTGGCTTCCTATATCGAGAAACTAATCGCTGACGACCTGGAAAAACGTGGGCTTCTGCCTGCGGAGCACGGCAAATGATTTTTTCACGCGCATCCAGAATCCTGGCGTACCTTGTGCTCATCGTTGGGGCTTCACAGCTTGTGCTGGGTGTCGTCATCGCGACCGAGGCACTACTGCCGTATGAGCAGGCCTTGGCACGCTACGCGCCCGGGGCTCCAAATTCCGGGACTGTGATCGATCGCGGCATCCAAAAACTAGTCATCGCCGTCGTGTTGGGAACGCTGGCTGAAATCAGCTTCCGCCTCCTTAAGATGCGCGGTGAGCAATAGCCCTGCTGGCCTTGACCGCCCTCGCCCGACTCACCTAGCCTCTACCCGCGGCCCACCAATCCGCACACCACCACACTGAGGAGACGTTCAATAAGCTTTCGGCTTTAGCGCCGACGGCAAGCGTTTGTCTTTAAGTGGAGGCGATGGTCATGCCCCTGAAATTGGTACGCCGTCGTGGTTCTGCATCCTGGTATCTCTCAGGGGATGTCCGGGGATCAAAGGTGAGAGAAAGCACGAAGACCTCCGACAAAGACACGGCAGAGGCAATTCGCATCATAAGGGAGCGTGAGCTCCTTGAGGAAAGCGTCTTCGGCAAGAAAGTCAAGGTGACATTTCAGGAGGCAGCTGATGCATATCTGCACAGCGGCGGATCCGCGCGATATCTTTCCAGCTGACGGAGACCCTTGGCGGAAAGCTTCTGCGTGAGATCAATCAACGTGATATCGATGCGATCGCATTCAAACTTTACAAGGATGCGCTACCCGAGACCCGGAACCGGCAGTGCTACACGCCCTTCATAGCCGTGTGGAACTACGCTGTAATAAACGGCTGGGCAGATCTTCGGAAGTGGCAACGGCCGCGCAAGGCAAAGGGAACGGCAAAACGCAAGACCAGTTCGCGGAGCGGAAACCGGCCGGTGGAATACGATCGCGCCGCAACGTTCGTCAGCAATATGTCGCCTGCCCCCGCCATGGTCATGACGGCACTGTTCTATACAGGAATGCGGCCAATAGAACTCTTCATGCTGGAGGCGCCGGATGTGGATGTAGACAAGCGTTGGATCGTTGTCGGTAGTTCGAAGACTGGCGATCCACGCGGAGTACCGATGCACGACTTCTTGGTCCCGCTGTTCACCTCCCTGCTCCGGCGCGCAGATCGAAAGCGCCAGATTTTTAGAACATACAAGGGCCACCCGTATACAATTTTCGAAGCCGGTGGTGGTCAGCTAAAGGGCTCGATCGACGGCGCGCGCCAGCGCCTATCCCGAGCCGAGGCACCCATCCGCGATATTAGCCCCTACACAGCCAGGCACACAGTCTCAACGCAGTTGGTTATAAATGGTGTCCACCCTCATATCAAAGATCAGATACTGGGCCACGCCGTTGACGATATGAGCCGTCATTACACGCATGTGCCGCGGGAGCCATTGCTACAGGCAATCAACACCCTGCCCGTTCCTGATATATGGCGCAGCCTGGCTTGGTGGAGAGATCCGCTAGGTGCAAGCAAATGCCATATAAAGTGGGGTCAGGAATGAACGACGCACTCGCTAAACTTCCTCTTTTCGCCACCGATCGAGAGATAGCCATCGCCGTTGTAGGCAAGGAGCGCGCGGCTATGTGGACAAAGGTCGTAATCCCGCAACTTGAGCGGAAAGGCTTCCCGCGGATTGATCCGCTGCACGACGGGCGGCCAGTGCTGTTGGTGCAGCGCTTCTATGATGGGTATCTCGGCATCACGGCCGGCTTCAACGTAGCGGCACCAGATGGTGAAGAGAAGTTGGGGCTATGGAAGAAGGATCGAACCAGGAGGACAAAAAGCAAATGGGGCGATCCATGACCAATTCCCCTCGCCTCATCGGTCGCAAGGAAGCCGCCGCCTACTGTGGAATTTCGCCGACATGCTTCTCTATGTGGGTTGCCCGCGGCATCATGCCTCCGACGCTACCTGGTACAAGAAGGTGGGATCGCCGCGCGATCGATGCAATGTTGAGCGCTCTCGGCGGGATCAGCGAACCCGACGCCATTGACGACCGCAGCGCGCTTAAGAAATGGCGAGATAAGAAAAATGGCTATGACAGTCCGCGCTTCGGTCTAGATGCCAAGAGCGAAAACATCTTGGTAGCAATGTCTTATAATACCGATCTCAACACGCTCGATGTCCTCCCGGGCGCCGGGCCAGTTTTGATGGGGCGCCTAGTCGGAAAGGGATTAGTAAAATGCCAAGCCGCCGAGGGCCAGCAACTCTACATTATCACCGAAGAGGGACATGCCGAGGCTTTCAGGATCTTTGAATATTGGAAACGACGTTAGCACCCCATTTTATACAACATATAGTCACTCATTTCCTGAAATTTACAAGATAGCGCCTTCATGCTTTCATTTCATTGGGAGGTGGAGACTGATTCGAGGAGTGCAAAATGGCGAATGATCTTCTGGAATATTTTCGGCGCGTCGAAGCTTGGAGCAAACTTCAACACACCGTCACACTCGATCCCCGAGAATGGCGCTACGACGCTCACGGGCGCTTAATCTGCTTCAGCGATTACGGGCGCCGAGACAGTGAATATGGTTGGGAGCTCGATCACTACCCTACGCCGAAAGCACTCGGCGGTTCTGATGACATGTCCAACATCCGCGCACTCCATTGGCGCGGGAATGCAGCCCATGGCGGACTGCTCGGACTCGGCCTCGCGGCACTGTCGAGGGATGATAAGCCCCATGGGCTTGGCGGGCTTTTCGGCCTCTATCCCAAATCATAAACAGCCGCCTCATCAGCCGCATCCCTCAGCCCCTTATACGAGGGGTGGCGCAGCTTCCCGTCATGCGTCCAGCCTCCGTATTGGATCTCGGCAACAAGCTCCGGACGGACGGAGACCGCATTTCGCTTCCTTCCTGTTTCGACGGCCGGCTTGTCGATGACGAGCTTGTCCATCTGCCGCCGGAGCTCGGTGCCGGAACGTTCGTTAAAGCCGGTCCCGACTCCCCCGACATAGACGAGTTCATCGCCCTTGCGCGCGGCAAGCAGAAGCCGCCCGATGCCGCCGAACGATGCTGATGACTTCTCGTACCCGACGATGACGAAGCCGTCGCTCTGGACGCACTTGATCTTCAGCCAGTCGCCAAGCCGACCGCTGCGATAGGTACTGTTCCGGTCTTTGGCGATGATCCCTTCAAGGTCATGCTCGCAGGCAATGCGTAGCAGCGTATCGCCGTCCGCTTCGATCTCTTCTGACAGCCGGATTGCATCTTCCCCGCCGGCCGGCACCAGCCCCTCAAGGAGATGGCGCCGAGCGGTAAGCTCGATTCCAGTGAGGTTATGACCGTCGAAATAGAGGAGGTCGAACACCAGAAGGATCGCTTCCCGAGACGTTCGCTTTCCGCCGCGTCCGCCCAACGACTGCTGAAGCCGACCGAAATCCGATCGGCCCTGCGCGTCGAGCACGACAGCCTCTCCGTCTAGTATCGCTGTTGAAACGGGAAGTCGCCTCGCTTCGGCAGCGATCGCCGGGAAGCGATCCGTCCAGTCATGGCCGCCACGTGTTAGGATGCGGGCGCCGGATGGCTCGATATGGACGGCCAGGCGATAGCCATCCCACTTGATCTCAAAAACCCAATCGTCGCCCTTCGGCGGTTTGGCCTTTAGCAGCGCCAGGCAGGGCTCGACGCGCGCCGGCATCGGGTCCAGGGGAAGATTAGGCTGGGCGGGATCTCGGCGCCGTCGCGGCCGGCTGCGGAGCGGCGTGCCGGCTTCACCGAGGAGCGGCTTGGAAGGCTTGCGAGGCGGCTTTGTCATGCCTGCACTTCATCAGCGAGGACTTAAAAAGCAATTGACCAATATGGATTATCGCCTGGCTCGGCACGCGCTTCGGTTCCGGAGTTTGTCATCGTCAAGCGGCTGGTCAGGGAGTATGATGACCGATGGGCATTTATGAGACCCCGGTCGAGATGGTCGCAAGGCACATATTGGAGGGCGAGAGGCATCTCGCCGGCCAAATAGCTTTGCTTGAGCGGTTACGCCGGAAGGGTTTGCCGACCGAAGTCGCTGAGGAGTTATTGGAACGCTTTTACCTGTCGCAAGCCCAGCACGAGGAGCATCGACGAAGGATCTCGGAAGAGTGTGAGCTCGGCTTACGGGACAAGCAAGGCAATCTCATTCGATGGCAGAACCGATAAAGGGTTGCGCAACTTGGAGCCCGAGGCGACGGAATGATTGGTGTGATTAACGGTAGAAATACTTCGTGTTGCAATCCTGCTTGAACATGCCCCGCCCAGCCCTACCCTTCGCTGGTCGGGGAAAGCGAGTTAGGGCTATCATGATCCTATCGCAGATAACAAAAGCGCAATGCGTCTTGAACGACGTCGAGTTTGCCCTCTGTCAGAGGGTGTTTGATCACGTGGCCGCGGTAAAACAAATCCAGACAGATGCTGAGCGTGAGGATTTGGCCAGCCGGGTTATCCAGTCATTCCAACACGCGGTAAAAGACGAGGCCGCGCTGGTGCGGCTGCTGATCTGACTGCATCCCCGACAAAGGACTTTCCTGCGCCAGCGCGTTCAACGCGCGAGGACAACCAGGCGACGGGCCGCATTGGCTTCAGTATCGCACTGCTGCATCCATGTTCGCAGTGGCCGCGCCACCGACTGCGCTCCGCTTACCGGTCCGAAAGCGTACAGAAACCAGACGCATCGCCCAACGTTTTAGCAGCGGGACCGCGCGCGAGAAGCTTCGCTCTCTGCAAGTCTTTCGTTTGGTTCGCCCCTTGCGCGGTCTCGCCCTTTCCCTCTTTCCCCAACTGCCCCGTTTCGGCGGGGCGGTATTGACTCGTCGGCCGATGAGAACATATTAGCAACATCGCTCGGGCGGGAGCATCCACGAAATCATGCGGTACGTAACCTCTGACGGGGAAAGGATGACGCATGGCCGAAACGATCGGCGAGGCAATGGATGCAGGATGGGATATCAGGGTCAGGTGCGCCTGGGGACGGCGCGAGGGACTGAAGAGCGTCCGCCAATGCCCATGGAAGCATAAGCTCGACATCGTCACGCTGGTTGCGACGAGAGGCCGGGATTTCCCGCTGGCTCTGCTGTCGCAACGCATGCGCTGTCCGGTCTGCGGCAGCCGCAGGGTGGCGATTGCCTACCTGCCAAAAGCCGAGCCGCCGCGCTTGATGACGATGGGGAGAAATTGACGATGCCTCGTTTCCAATCGATAAAGGACTGGTCGCCGGGATACATACACGCCACACCAAGCCATCTCGACATCATGGCCCAGTGCATGGCGTGCGGCGAAACCCGGCCGTTCTCGAAAGCCTCGCTGCCGCACCGTCTGCAGCATGCCGAGGTGCGCGATGTCGAAAAGCTGCTGAAATGCGCATCATGCGGCGCAAAGGCGGGAAAGCTGCGGTTTGGGAATTATTCGGAGGAAGACTGATGCGCTGGCGGCCAACAGGAATGGTCGACACTGCGCCATGCCAGAACGAGGGGAACATTCCGAATCATGAGTATTGAGGGGCACTCGACGGCGCCAGGGGCAAACGTCATCGCCGAGCACTATTGCTGCGTCGCTGGCTGCGCGAGGTGGGGAAGCTTCGGCTTTTCCCAATCGAACACGGTCGAAACGCGCTGGTGGTGCGCTGAGCATTATCCGTATTGGGAGGAACTCAAGAGCCGGAGCAATTCGAAATGATAGCTGGATTGATCATCTGCGCATCGCTGAGTCGTCCCGAAACAGAGGAACGATTGGTGTGATGGACCAATTTGATCCGCTCAGGTCAGGGCTGGCGACCGGCCCGTATTGTTTCAAGCTTCTGCTTGTACTTCTCAATGAGACGGTCATTGTTGCCATTCGGCCGGAGTTGCTGAACGTCGATTAATTCCATGACGATGGATATCTCGTGGCATGGATCTGTCCGGCCGGAGGTGCTTCCCGTTTCGACGCGCCCGGCGACTTTTCCTGAAAAGCTTCCGTTGCGGGACATCGAGACGAAAACCAGTTCAAGCGGCTCAAGTCCAATTCCGATAAATTCTCGAATTTCCACGCCCCTTTGCATCGAAGTTCCCTCCTATTGAGGCACTATGCGCCCGTCCGAGACTAGCTCGTCTATATTTATTGAATGGGCTTGCATTTGTTCGATGGAAAGGCCGTGCGAGTCAGTTAGGCAAAGACGGTACGTTACGCTCCCCTCCGGCCCGCTGTTAATGTGAGCGCGGGTATAGGAAAGCCCACTGTGGATGCCAGCGGAGAATTTGTGACCATCCTTGTCGATATCTTCGAGGACGTCAAAGTCGATAACTTCCCATGCCATAGGAGTGCCTCCGTTTTACAAAGCACATATGATTGCGCCTTTCCGCCTGAGTCGGAAGTGCTTCCGAGAGTTATTCTCTGCTTTAACGGACATCGTCAATTCATGTTCAGCCAATGCCGCAGGCCGATTGCGGCGAAGCGTGTCCGGTCGGATGAAATCAGCACTGATAACCGAGATAGAGCCGCGCCTGAAATGCGCGACATGCGGTGCCAAGGCTGGCCGCCTGCGGTTCGGGAGCTATCTGGAAGACTGAAACGAAAAAAGCCGCCGCACCGGTTAGGGCGCGGCGGCTTGAAGGTGGCTAAGCCACCTGCGGCAAGTATGGGTGGTTGACGTCGCGCGCTAGGAGCTTTGTCCTGAGCGTGGTATAATCCACGTTCTGCACCTCGACATTGGCATCGATCGCCATGGATGCCATGACGCCAGCCGCCTCGCCCTTGAGTCCGCCGGTCGGCTCCAGACGGCTCATGTACCAGCAGAGGATCGTGCAAGACGAAGCCCACGGCACGATGACGTTCGTCTTGACCGCGACATCCGGAACGATCTCTTCAAGCGGCACTGGCGCCATTTTGTCGACGCCAGCCACCAGAGAGCCTGGAACGCTGCCCTGCGTATAGAGGAGGCCGCCAGAGGCAACCTTCCATGCCGGGTGCTTATCGCAGTCGTAGGACGTGACAGCGACGGTCTTGTCGGACCTGAGCGCCGAGCCATCCGCCTTACAATAATCCTGCGCCGTCGAGACGTAGCCGGTATTCTTCAGCCGCCAGACCGGGTCACGCTGATACGGCCGGTTCGGCCAGAAGAGCAAACCACCCGGGCCGGGATCGAGGAATGTGCCGGCGTCGAGCCCCAGACCCTGGAACTGCGTCACCAGCGTAGACGGAATGCGGCTATCACCGGAGTTGGCGTGCCACCAGAACCATCCAAGCTGGTAATCCCGCAGATCGTCGATAACGGCAAGCTGCGCCGCCCTGTTAGCCGCGGTCGCATATCGGTAGCCACTGCCGGGCAAGTCGGTGGAAAGACCGCCAGAGCCGTTGTTGACGTCCATCTTGTTTGTGGAGCCGCCGACCGCGAATTGCAGGATAACCGTGGTCACGGCCGGATTGCCGATCGTGACACCCGGATTGAGGACATAGGCACGCGCATGCGTCTCGTAGCGAAGCGCGTTGTAATTCCGGTGAGGATCCATCGTCGTGACTGGCACCAGACGCGCTGGGTCGGTCGTCATGGCAAGACGATAGTTCATGCTTTCGATCGACGGATCTGGGCCATCGACAGTTAGCCCGGGCAACGGCATGGTGCCTTGAATATCGGGCAGCAATCCGGAGGCCGGAACGCCGTCTGTCACATAGACGCTGATATCCGAGCCATACGGCTTCGCAAGCGCGCTCGAGCCCTTGTAGCCGTTGTTGCTCTCCGAACCAGCGCCGGCCGCCTCGCTACCCGTAAACGTCGGAATGCCGGCAGACTTGTGGATATATTCGCCGTCGTAGTCGGCCGCGATGAACTCACGAGCCGTGAACGTCCGACCGTCGTTGGTAGTCAGCGCCGTGTCCTTCGTGCCGACAGAGGTGATATAGCCAATGCCCGTCGAGAAGTAGACCGGAATGTCCTGCCCGAGGATGAGCGTGCCATTGGTCCGCGCCGGATCAAGCATGCGGCGCACGCCCTGGACGAACTGCCAACTCTCAATCGAGTTGCCGGTCTGGGTGTTGGTGTCAGCTCGGTTGATGATCGTGGAGTTGGCCCACGAACAAAGATCTCGGTAAAGCCCCTTCAGCGCCGTGAAGTTGTAGCAGTCGACATAGGCCAGACCAGACGCCGGCATGCCGCCGATATCCCAATCGGTCTTCGCGAGATCGTCGAGGACGATCGCGACCGTCTTGCCTTCCTGCTTGGCTGCGTAAGCCGCACAAACAGCGGTCCAGCTGGCGCCGTAAACGAGAACATCGTAATCGGCGGTCGTCGGCGACTTGCCGGCGTGGTAATAGTTCACCATGCCGAAGCGAATTTTGTAGTAATAGTCGAGCAGCGCCGCGCTAATCTCACGCGTCTGCGCGTCCGTCAGCGTCACATCGAAGATGGCGAATAAGCCGCAGTCATGCGCCGAGACAGCACCACCGTTGATCCCGCCGAGATGAATGGTCGGGTTGGTGGCGGGAGCGACGTATGTTGGCGCCGGAGCCTCGCGCGTGATCCCGAAGGTGTCGAGGCTGTTCGGCCGAATGCTGTGCATGCCCTGGCCGGGCGTTATTGTCGTCGATGTCGACGCATAGTTCGCGGCCTGCAGGCGGGCGTTGAACTTGTTGGAGGCGTCCCTGACATTAGCCCCGATGCCGTCGCCGCCAGCCGTCTGCGCGCCGAAGTCGCCACCGGCCGCGCCAGTTACCGTGCGGCTGTAGTAGAAGATCGTGAACTGGCCCTGGGTGAAGCTCTGCAGCCCAATCCCGGTGTTGTATTTCGTCGTCGACGACCAGCCGCTCCAGCGATCATTCGCCGTGTATGTCGGCGTGCCGGCACCGGTCAGCGTGAGGTCGTTCGTGCCCGGGTGGAACTGGTTGACGCGAGCCTGAATCTCGGTCGGCGTCGACGGCGCATAGAGCGCCTTGGCGTTCGACATGCTGACGCCAGCGCCCTTGATGCGGGTGATAACCTTGTCGTAGGCCAGCTTCTGCGCCCGCGACATCGGAATGCCCGCGGCGGTACGAGAGACGTTGAGCGTGTCTGTTTCGGCTTGGAACGTGAAATCCGGCAGAGGATTCGGACCAATACCCGGAGGCAGGGCAATCACCCCGCCCAAGGCGATAAGGGCGACAAGCGACGCCCCTCGCCTCAAACTCGATCTGAGCCCCGCCATGTTATGCGGCGATCCACTGGAATTTGTCGCCAGGCTCGGCATAGACGTCGTAGTCGGTGGATGCCGGAACAAGGAAGCGCTTGCCGGTCGTAGCGTCAGGCGTTGGCCCGACCGAGACCCAGGAATCGGCAGCGGCGCGGATGCGGAACATTGCCTGACCGGAGCCGGCGTTTTCCTGCGGCGCCGCATTGGTCGACGTCACGCCGGATGCTGGCGCCTCGCTCCATGAAATCTTGCCGAGGATGGCCTGAGACTTGTCTCGAGCGAACAGTGAGCCGGGAAAACCGCAAACGACATGAAGGCCTGAAAAAGCCATGGGTAGTCTCCTGAAATGTGGTGGATTTGGTCGGCTGGTGCGCCGTGTTTAGCCGCGCGTGGTGGTGCGCCGCGGTTGGTTTTCATAGAGGCGGTCAAGCCGCTCATGCACGCCGTCGATACGGTTTCCAACACCCTCGATCGCGCGCATGATCTGGGTCGTCTGCTCTTGCATGCCGGCCTTGGTGGCGAACGTCTCCGCAGCGTGAAGCTTGTGGGCGGCCAGGTCGGCAGTGTTCTTGTCTGCCTTGTCCTCGGCGACTTTCACCTTGGCCTCGACACGCGCCCACACACGCCAGCCGGCGCCGGTCAGCATGACGAAGAATCCGACCACGGCCATGATTTCTGGTCCGGTCATTTCCGCACCGCCTTGCCTTCAAGGCCCGCGTCGCGATCGGCATAGAAGTAGCGGAGCGCAAGATGGCGGCGGATGCACGTCAGCAGTCGCGCGCGGTCGGTCTTCCACAATTCCTCGAGGCGAGCCTGCGTCAGCGGATCATTGCCGAGGTCGACAGGGCCTGCGCACTTCATCGTCAGAAGGCTGTCAGGCTGAGCCAGCATTGGCGCAGGAGGCGGCACGACGAGTTTAGCGGATCTTGTTGATACGCTGCACGCTGGGAGCGCCAAGCACAACGCGGCCAGCATCAGGATCTTGGCTGGCTTCACGCTGCAGCTCCTCAATCTTCTTGTTCAGGGATTCGGCTTCGGCCTGCATCTCGGCGATGCGCTCGGTCTCGCGTGCCTTGGCGGCATTGTTGGCGGCGGCTTGCCGCTCGACCTCGGCGTTGGCCGCGTCGGACGCGGCCTGCTTGAGCTCGGCGATTTCCGCTTTGTATTTCAGGCTGGCCGCGTCATACCCGTTGTTGTAGATGGTCGAGACGCCCCACCAAACGGCAAGCGCTAGCAGGACCACGGCGATGCCGTAGCCAACCCATTTGTTTGCCAGCGCGCCGATCATTGCGTCAGCCCCGACACGCAGATCTCAGCCTCGCCAGCGCGCTGGGCATCGCCCATCTCGCGGCGCTTCACGAGACCCTGCACGACGCGGCCACCGGCCTTGTTCCAAGCGGTCTGCGCCTCGCAGGCCTCACGATAGCGGCCCTGCTTCGCCAGGCGCGCGGCGGTCGAGTTGACCATGCCGGAAACGCCGAAGTTATAGGCGCCGGAAATCATCGAAGCCTGCACGCCGATCGGGAATCCGGTGAAGCCCTTGATCTGCTTCGTTAGCGGCCCGTAATAGTCGCGCTTCACGCGCGCCTCGAGGATGGCCTCGCACTCGGCGGCCGTGAAAGTCATGCCTGGCTTAACCGGCTTGCCGTCGATCTGCGTCTCGCCGTGGCAGATGTCCCAGATCTTGGCGTAAGGATCCCAGTGCGATTTGAGCACAAGGCCTTCCCACGGCTTGATCAGCGTTTCCGTGGCGAGGATGACGGCGGCTGGGCGCTCCGGCTCGGCGAAATATGACTGGCCGCCAGCCAGCACGGCCGCAAACATCGCGCCCGCAATGGCAGCTTTGCCGCGCTTCGTCGCGACAATCTTATTGATCGGCAACTGGTGCCTCCTTGTTCTGGATGAGCAGGCGCGCCACGTAGGCGCCGCCGAGCAGCACGAGCGTTAGCCACCACGGCAGGTAGTCTGAGACGACCGGCACGACGTTGAGGATGATGTCGGCAAGCGCCGCCAGCTCGATGAGGCGTAGCGACCAGGCTTTTTTGTAGACCCCGGCCGCATCGGGGATGAGTACGCGCGCGAAAGCGTCACGCGCGCATGAGAAAAGCGTGCGAAGCATGGTGGGCTCCGGTTTTTGGTGGTGTGTGGATTAGGCGCGCTTCAGGCCGATCTGGAAAGCGTAGTGGTGGTTCCGGCCGTCGTATGGCTTGTTAATCCAGCCCAGCCATATTTTAAGGTAGAATCCGCCGACGAGCGGTTGGTCACGCTTGAAGCAAAAGAACCGAACGCCGGCGGCCGTCTTCATCAGATAAAGCTGCTGGCTGGGATCCAGGCTGAGCCGCGCTTGGATGATAGTCGACCCGGCCGAAGGCATACCCAGCAGTTGTGATTGCCAGCCGTGGGCAGGGTTTCGGCAGATCCAGCACGTGCGCTGCCACCAAAGGCGCCAGCCGCTGAGACCGGGCCTGTATCCCCTCACCCGCTGCCTCACACCACCATCGAGATCGGCGTCGAGCGTTGAGAACCACTGCAGCACGCCGGCCAGGCGTGGGCCGCTCAGAAGCGATACGCCAGCAAGGGCCGGTGACAGCAGGTAGGACAGCAGCACGAACGCGAGGTTGGCGGGGAGATAGATGAAATATCGAACCATCACGGCCACACGATTTCCGGAAGTTCCGCGAGGAACTGATCGATCGTCGGCTGCTCGCGTTCGCCAGCTTGCACCTTTGCGAGCTCCAAATAGCTGTGCTGCCAAACACTGTCGCGCCAGGCAACAAAAGCCTGCGCCTGATCCGCCCATGGCTTGACAGTAGACGCAATGTAGGAGGCCATCGTTACGCCGTCGTTGAATAGCTTGTCCCGTGCCCTTTGATCGACCATCGCCTGGATGGCGCTCTGGTAATCTTCGACCTTGGGGGCAACCGTTGCGTCTGCTTGATATTGAGCGATGTCTTCAGCAGTCATCGCCATTAGCTTGCCGTTTACGATCTTTTCCATCAGCGCATTCCCTCCAGTACCAGTTCACCGCCGCTGAACGTGCCGGCCGCTAACAGCAAGCGGAAAGCACTATGCGCAACGTTACTATTCCGCTCGCCCCCGACGACCGTCTCAACGAGGACACCGCTGTTGTCGATGCCGTAGCAGTGGACGTGTGCAGTTGACCGGGTGGCTTGGTTGAACCCGGTGACGGTCGCGTTGATGGACATCCGCGTGACGCCTGCAGTGGCGGATATCTGCATTGACCCCGATGTTGCGCTACCTGCCGCAAGTGCGGTCGAGCTGGCCGTAATAATTTGCTGCGTGTAGTCGCTGGCGCCACTGTCATATGAAGAGCCGTTGTTCGCGCTCACCCGGAACTGGATGCCACCTGTCGCGCCTGCGCCCGACACCCAACCCGTAAGGCGAAGTGCTCGGTAGCTCCCAAGATTCGTGAAATCAATAATGGCGGGAGAGCCGCTCACAACCGTCCGCGAGATGTATTCCCATGTGGAAACAGCAGGCACATGCCGCAGTACTCTCCAATTGCCCGATCCCAGCGAAACAACATCCACGCAATCTCCGGCCAACACACCGACGTCCGCCGCGGTCGGCGTAATCAATGATGTGGCGTTGTAGGTCAGCGTCAGCGCTGCAGCGAAATACAGCGTGCGCGCGGTCCCCGCGTTAACCGTCCCAAGACCAGTGATTGTGTTGGTTCCGGTAATTCGAATGTTGCGCGACTTTACCGCGCCAATATCCGGAGTTGAGGCGGATGCGACATCCACGAGCGGCTGCGGTGCCTGATCGACACGATTATTCGTCGTGTCGACCGTCCTGAGCAGAATGTCGTCAGAACCATCGAAATGATAATACTTCACCACCCCGGCGACCGACGTATCTTGCCAAACGGTGCCGGCCACCGCATAAGAAGGCCGTGAAGCCCCAGATTGGCCAGAGATAATAGCGTCGAAATTGTCGTCAATGCGCTGCGCCATGACGGTCGGAGTGGCCGGACCAACAAGTGGCACACTGTAAGTTGTAGCTTGCGTCATTGGACTGACCCGTATCCTTTCGCGACATAATCAAATGTCCGCGTCACAGCTGTGCCAGCGGCATTGCGGAAGATGATAGAAAAGCCGTCAGCATCTTTGGCCGTGATCTGATAATAATCACCGGTTTGGAGGCCTTGGGCAGAGATTGAAACTCCGCTGAGCACGAAGTACGGCGGCGTGAAGTTGATTGTTAATCCGCCCGTTGAAACGACTAGGTCGTTCTCGGCGATGACCCGGTCGGGCATATCAACCTTGACGGCAAGCCCGGTGACCACTGGCGTCACATCGAACTGAAGCGATTGCAACAGCACCCTGAATCGATAGCCACGCGCCGAGATGTCGGACGTCACCAATTCAGTCCAATCACTCCACGCGGGCGATCCCGATGGATCATCATTCGTGGTTGAAATCTCCACAGAGACGTCCCAAAGAGATTCCAGTGCGGTGCCGAAGAATTCATCGGAACCGAACCAGTCTGGGCGAGAAAATACCTCCTCGCTCGTCAACTCGCCAAACGCCACGACTTCTGCCGAGACGCGCGATGTGTAGATATCTCCTAGGTCGATGATGTTGGCGAACTCATAGAGGCCGTCTGAAGGGAACCCGCCACCTGCGAGGAAGTAGTCGGGCACGCCAAAGAAGTCGGCAAGTTCGAAGACATCGCCAATATTCTCGAGACGAAGTTGTCCGCTGGAGACGGCAACATCTGTCTTCGCACCGAGGAAATCCGGTGCGTCCTGCATCTCCTCGATAGCGTTGAAAGATGTAAGTGGATTGACGGTGCTTACGATCAGCGCTGCGTTCAGAGATTGCAGGCCAGCATAGTTGACGGCTTTGATGAGATATGTTCCCACCATGGCCGACACCTGAGCCTGCGACCCAAGAACATTGTTCCTAAGTTGAGACGCTGTCTGCCATGTTGCGCCGGTAGTGGCGGGCGAGAACCTTATTTCACAATGTGACGTCGCCTGGTCTGCAACCATGCTCCATTGCAACGTCGCGATATCGCCGCTGACAGATATCCTAAAATCTTCGATGTCGGCTGGATTGGCTGCAAAAATCGCACAGACGAACGATCCGATCAAAAATCCTGATAATTCGCCGTTGGCGAAAACCGCCCTGATCCTTACATCGTAGACGCCAGTTGCGAGATCGACGAGGCGGATAGATGGGGCGCTAACGCTTGACGCCGTAAACCACTGCGTGTCACCTGCTGCTTTATATTGCACGATATAGGATGAAACGGACCCAACATCCGGTGCCTGCCAAGCCATATCGACCGCCGATGTCGCTGGCGACGTGGTCCAGAGGGTCTCGGCGTATGAGAATCCAGTCGGCGCCGACGCCCGATAGTCAGGAACCGGCGCGATGCCCGTCTGGAACTCTGGTATCGTGCCAGTGTCGGCCTGCAGAATGCCCGGCGCGTCATCTACGAGCTCGAGGCGCGCAGAAAGATCTTGGCGTGCCGTGATGCTCTTGACGCGCAACACGACGCTCTCGAATCCATTCTCTCCAAACATCGCCAGGTCGCCGGGCGCCGGCAAGTCGCCAGCGTCTGAAAACTGGAACGAGTTGAACTCACCCTCGATACCAGTGATCGTCCTGATGATAGACGAGCCATCAGCAGCGCGGAACCGCATCGAGTATGTCTTGCCTGCCTGCATCGTCAGGAGATCGTCGAGGACAACACCATCCGGCGCCGCCGAAACAGACCGCACCCTTGCGGCGCCTGCCCCCCAGAGGACTACGTCATGATTGACGCGGACGCGGTCACCGCGCGTGCAGACTAGGTGCTCGAAATCAGTATCGAGCGAATATGTCTCCCGCTGCAACCGCAGCTGGGCGATGTGATATCGCCCATGCTTCCAGATAAGATCCTTGTCTGTGACGCCAGAAAAGTCGATGCCCTCGAATTTCGTGGCGTTGTCCTCGGTATAGCCGTCGTCATAAACGACGCGCTCGTCGTTCAGATAGCCGTTGTCGCGGTTGACGAACGAAACGCGGAAGCCATGCGGCAGATCCGTAAAGGCGCGCACCGATGAGAAGTTCGACGAGTTGCGCGGCGTGAAATGCTGCACGATCGGCGAATTTGCCACATCCCAAACGACGCCCCAACGGCCATCCCGGAAGGAAACGGCAGCTCGGCCGGCGGCGGCGATTTCAGTGAGTCGCTCATAGACCGACTTCGGCTCATTTGCCACGAGGTCGAAAGTGAACCCGTTTGCGGCACAATAGTCGTGCCATTCCTGAAGGCTTTCGAGGTCGATCGCTGCATCATCGACTGGTCGCGCATTTCCGTTGCCCTGCAGCACCTGCCTGAAGTGATCTGCCGGGTTGCTGGTAACCTGCCCCGGCTCCCATATCGTTGCGCTCCATTTGCGGATCTTCGGGCTGGCAATGCAGTTCAGGGTATTGACCGTGCCATTCAGCTGGCCGGTTGCCCGGATGCGCATGGCGATCAGCGTCAGCGGCTTCGGAAAACTGATGACAGGTTCGTTGCGTCGGCCGCGGACTGCCGTCCAGTATACAGTTTCACCTACCGTGTCCTTGCCGCCATAATCCGAGGACGACTTGGATAGCCGGACGTCGTATTTCCCGCGGGCGACTGCAAGACTCTGCGTCCGGCGGAGCGCTTGAGGCGAATTCGCCGTTAGGTCGAAGGTGCCGAACGGCAGCCAGGTGCCACTGCTCGAAAGTTTGTACTGGACATCGATCGTGACGGTGTAATTGACGCGCTTGCCGTCTTTTGCCTTGAGCCGATAAATCCCGCTCGGCGCGCTGACGTCGACAGAAAGTTCGTCAATGTTATCTGCCGTCGTGCGCTGGACCCAACCAGCGGCGGCATCCAACTCGATCGAAACATCCTCTTGGTAAACGGGCTTGGTATAGAGGGTCGGCGGCGTTACCGTATGGTCCTCGAGGACTTGATATGTGACATCCTCGAATTTCGAGATGGCGGTCTCGCCGATCTTGATATCCGTCACGGCGATCGGCCCGTATCCAACCACAAAGAGCATGCGCAGATACTGATCGTCTCCAACCAGTTCCGTGTAGGCGCCCGCCGCGTAAGGCGGGGAGATGCGGTGTGTCCCGAAAATCTCCGGGATCGAGCCATATTGGGCTGCTGAATTCTGCGCGCCGCCGATCGAATAGAGTGTGGTCGTATTCGGCAGTGAAGACGGCTTCGCAACCGGAAAGAGAGCATTGACGACCAGCGAGCCAGCGATCGAGATCCCGGCGCCGATAAGCCCCGTCGCCACCGCGCCTGCAGTCGTGCCGACCAGGCCCGGAAGCAGAGCGCCAACCAGCCACGGAGCCACGACAGCGGCAAGGAGTGCAACGACAAGGCCGGCAATGGCGCGCAATGCGCCCTTCCCCGGAACCTTCACAATGGTAACAGAAACACCGGGCTTCACACGCACGCGCGGCCAGTTCTTCTGCTCGATGACGTGGCCGCCGATCGTGACGTAAAGCCTACTTGGCTCAATCCCACAGCGCTCGATAATCTCTTCGATCGAAAGGCCGACCGGAACGCTGATGTGCTCTCGTTCTGAGCGCAACGGAGACCGACGCAGGTAAACGTCCACGACTTCGCCTGGCGCGATGATTTCCACCGGCGCCGTTGCTGGTACTAGTTGCATGGGTCTGCCTTATTGATTGAGGCGGTAAAATCCGGAAATCCGGCTGCGCCAGCGCATGTCGTCGAGGCGATCGATCACGGAAGGGTCTGGCCCTTCGGAGTGCAGCATGCGGCCATTGCCGATAAACACGCCAACGTGGCTGTCGTGGCGCCCTGCCCGCATCAGCACGCAATCGCCAACCTGCGGGACATCCACTGCGTGCCAGCGCTTGTCGCGCTCCTCGGCGACCAATGGGCCGATAGCGCCGCGGCGAAACTCACGAGCGTCCATTTCCGCAGAATAGGATGGAACTGGCGTGCCGAGCACATCGCGATAGTAGAGGAACAAGACGCCCCAGCAGTCCGCGCCGGTGTAGTCGCGCCCATGTGGCACGTAAGGTATCCCTATGAAGCGCTCCATCAGAACAGCCCGGGGAATGACCCAGGCGTAAATTGGCCGGCCGGATGTGGCTCATTGACCAGCGCATCCGCCACCAGTGTCACCGATATCGTGTGATCATCCATCGAGGCATCCGACATCCGCAAGACCGGCATGGTGATTTCGACCGAGTCCGGATCTGACGCCAGAACAATTTCCAGAACTATCGACGGTGGCGTGGTGAATGTGCGGAGAAGCGCAACTAGCGTCCGATCGATGTTTTCCATCGTCAACTGAACGCGCGGCGGAGCGTCGCTCCGATCGTCGGGGAGCGTGAAGTCGAAGGGCAGAAAGATAAACTGCTCGCCGCGGCTATCCGTGCCATAGATCAGTGGATCGTCAGAGAGCCGCGTCGTCGGATCGCTCGAAATATAGATCGGCTCGTCGAGATCGTCGTGCGTTACGGTCAGCAGGCAGATCGGAACATCATCCGTCTCTTGCGAGAAAATCCCAGCAAGAAACCCGGGAGAAAGAATACGGCTCATCGAATCTCCGATAGGCTAAGGAAGGACTTCAAGAGAAAACGACACAACCCACGAGTGGCCGTCTAGAGTTGCCTTGTGCGGCTCTTTGAGCCGGACCAGCAAATCGGCGCCGCCTAGACGGTCGGGGAACGTGAAGGCCTTTGCGCCATCCGATATGTCATTCCTCACGAACGTGAGGAAGTCGCCATACTGGGTGTATGACATAACCATCTGCCCGCTCTGGACCCAGACATTCGATGTCGTGCGGCGCCGAGCCTTGGCCGGTCCAATCGATGTCTCGGAGCGCAGAACATTGTCTGCGCCCCCTTCGTCGTAGGATGTCGCCGTGAAGAACTTGGGCAGGGTTACCGGCCAAACAGGAACAGTCATCGCCTTGCAAGTCCTCCGCGCAGACCGAACTGCGATTGCATTGCACCACGCGACCTCGATCCCGGCGTTGACACCTTGTCGGCCACCATCTCATCGACGAGGACGTCGATTTGCGTGCCGGTAGACGTTTGCCGTGATTTTTGCGTGACTTGCGCGTTTGCGTTGTTGTTGATGTTGACGACAACGCCGGAGGCGCCGGACGATGCCCGGCCTGCAACGCGAGAGCCTCCGCCGCCAACCAGCCCGCCATTCGCAAAACGTGCGATTGAGCCGGAATTGATCGCGTCCAGCAGCCTGCGATGCCTGCGCGCCGAGGCGGCGTTCACCACAAACTCACCGTTGGAAAGCATCGCCGGGATGCTGTCACTGGTCGGCCCGCCAGGTCCGGAGACGTGACCGCCATCGGCCAGACCGAGGAACGCCCCAAATGTCGTGTTTGGCTTCCACAGTGGGCTTAATGGAGACACGCCGCCACCGAAGATGCCGGCTAGTTGCCCCCAACCATTACCGCCGGCGCCGCCACCCATTGAGCCTAGGCTGTTGCCGAACTGACTAAGGCCATTTCCGAACTGGCCAAGGCCCTGTGTTGCGTTGCCGGTAGAGCCGGCAAGTCTGCCGAGGCCGCCGGCGGCGTCAACCGCGCGGTTGCTTTGCAGATCTATCGCGGTGCTCGCCTTCGTAAGTGAGGCGTTGAATTTATCGACGTATTCCGTGCCGCTGGTGCCGAGAATATCCCGACCTGCGCCACCCTTGCCGACAGAGCCAGGGCCACCGAACCACGCCTGCGCAGCCCCGGATGCTCCGAACCTATCGGCATAGCCCCCGAATTTGTGGCTAAAAACCGCGTCCTGCGCGCCCCTGTCTGTCAGGAACTCGCTGGCGGTCATCGACCTTCCGAGCGCCTGTTTCGTCCATGACGGGATGTTGGCCCCCATGACCTGATAGGCACCGTATGCACGATCTCCAGAGTTGGTAACCGGCCCAAGCGCGCCGTAGTTTCCACCGCTCTCGATGGACTTGATTGCCTTGGCATATGCGCTGACATCAGGCAAAGAAGACCGAGATACCGGAATAACTGGTGCCTTGCCACTTACCGCGCCTGTTACGGCCTTTGAAATCGCGCCGCCAATCCCACTCGATGCGCTGCCCGCCTGTCCAGTTACGCTCCCAATGATCCCATTAATTATTTGATCAAAGAGTTTGTCCCAGAGCTTCGACACCTGGTTCATGATCGCATTCTGGATGGCGTCGGCAAAGGCCTTACCAATGTCGCCACCGTTGTTCAGCAACGCGTTCTTGAAGTCGCTCGCGAAGGAATGCAGATCGTCACGCAGTTCGCCAGTTTTGATCGATTGCCGAATCTGGCCAGCTTCTGCGCTGTTGAGGTCTTCCGGCAGGCCGTATTGGCGCAGCGTCGTCGTGATCTGCTGATCTTGCTTGGAAAGCGAGTTGTATCGCGCATCCATGAGCAGATCCTGCGAGAGTTTCGCCTTTGACAGCGTCTCGGAATACTGCTTGTAGAGCTCGACCTTCTTTTCGATTTCCTTGCGCTGCTGCTCGCTTAGAGACCGCCCCTTATCCTCTGATCGCTGGAACAGATCCAATGCAAAGCGGGCCGCATCCGCATCGACACCGTACTTACCCAGCAGGTCGATTTCCTGCTGCAGCTGGCCGATGCGGTCATCCGCAACCTTGACCAGGTCGCGATATGCGTTCGCCGCCTTGGTTGCGGCGGTCTCGGCCTGCTTGTTCGGCTCTTCGCCAAGTTGGATCGGCTTTGCCGTCGGCGTCGGAACCGGGACAGGGAGCCCGCGGCCTGTGTCGATCGTCGGGTTACGGTTTTCCTGTTGCTGCTTCTTGTATCGCTCGATCTCATTAGAATCGGTCAGCAGCTTTCCATTATCGGAATATACCGGACCAATCGTCCCGAGCGTCGGAAGCCGACTCTTGTCAATATTCTCATTGAACAACGGGCTGCTTTTGAGCTTGTCTGCCTCGGTTCGCGCCCCCGCAATCGATGTCGCTAGGCCATCAAACGTCTTCGCGAAGTCGCCGACAGCCTTGATGCCGGTCTCCTGCATGAGCGCCAAAAGCGCCGCCTGGACCGTCTTTGCTTGCTCAGAGGTGGCCGTGCCGTTGGCGATACCGTCGCTGAGTTCTTTATATGCCTTCTGCAGGGCGCCGACCTTCGCGGTGTCAGCCGCTTGGTCATTGAATGTCTGCAGGAATTCGGCATATTTAGCCTGCGTTAGGCCTATGCTTTTTCTCAGCTCGGTCCATTGCTGGTTGGCCTCCGCGAGGGAAGCGTCTTTCTGCTCTTTTACGTCCAGCAGCCTCTGCCGCTCGTCCGCATATTTTTTCAGCTCCGGAAGAACATCGCCCCATTTCTGGGCAACGCGCTGGATTAGCTCGTCTTCCTTCTTGAGCGCCTCCTCAGATTTCGCTCCGCCCTCCCCGACCGAGCTGAAATACTGATAGGCCGCGCCACCTGCCGCAATAAGGCCGATCGTGACCAACGAGACCGGGCTAACCAGGCTGGCGAAGGCGGCTCCAAGTCCAGCTATGATCTGTCTACCAGAGCCCATCGTCTGAAAGACTGACGCAAGCTGAGTACCCTGCTGAAGGGCAATCGTCAGCGGCTTGCTGCCGCCCTGAAGCTGAACGGCTATATCCTGGAACTGGGCCGCAATATTTGCAGTCTGGAATGCGCCCGCGCCGCCAGCGGCTCGCTGCGCTGGCGTGGCGGTCAAGGCCGCATTTCGGCCCTTTATGGCCGCGGTCGAAGCGAGGGCGGCCTGGCGCTCCTTGCTGATCGCGAGCGCCATTTCGTTTGCAGAGATTGCGCCGACGGCGTGCGCCTGCTTGATTTCGGCGACTGCCCCTTTGTATTGGGTGATCGTCGCAAATAGCGGATTGTACTTGGCGCGAAGCCGCTCGAGCTCCCTGCCCTGATCAGCAAGTGCGCCTGTCCACTCCTTCGATGCCTTCGTTCCGATGCCGACCATGGCATCGATCCGGCTCTGCATCGTGGATGAGATCGAATTGTCGATCGACTTTCCGACGGCCGTGAACTGCTTCTGTACCGATCCAGACAGGCCGGCAAGATCGCGCTCAATGCGCTGGATGCTGCGGCGGAGCGTGGCCTGATCGGTGCTGATCGAAATAATCAGGTCATCGGTATTGTCGGCCATCAGCATTTCGCCTTAAAATAGAAAAAGCTCGCATCGTTGCGAGCTGGAGGGGATAATGGATACTTGGCTGAAGGCGCTTGTTGGTGCCGCCTGCGTGGTCGTGATTGCTGGCGGCGGCTTTATGGCAGCGCAGACCTATTCGGCTTATCGAGATCGGGTAGAAAAAGAGGAAGCGGCCGCTAGCGTCGCAAGGTCCCAGGACCTTTCGGTTCTTGCTTTGGATGGATGCCGGTCCCGAGTAGACGATCTGATGGAGATCAATTCCAAGACGCCGATAAAAAGCAAGAGGGACGTGCCGGCAAAACTTGCCCAGGATTTGGCAACGTGCATAAAGCAGAACATCATGTATCCGTACGAAAAGCGCGAAATGGAAGATGCCGCGCTTTTGGGGATATTCAGCACCTAGCCGTACTTCGCGACGAGAGCATCAAGCTCGCGGTCGCTCGGGGCTTCGCCGCCCTGCTCGTCAATGCCCTGGGCTTCGTTGTGCCCCTCAATCCCGTCGAAGAATTCACTCAAGGTAGAGTCCCAGAAATCAGCCGGCCGCCACTTCAGGCCGCCGATGCCGATTCTCATCCACTGACGCCAAGGGAACGGCTCGTCATCCAAGCCGCTGCCTCCTTCCTTGTCTACGCCGTCTCGTCGACGGCTTCGACGTTTCCCTCGTCACCATCGAAATGATGAGAGAGGATCGCGGTGAAGGCGGCCGCGCAGGCCGGGAAGTGTTTAAGCTTGAGCTTCGTGATAGCCTCGAGCGCATTGCCCTTGACAGTCAGAAGCTCAATGCCGGCGACTGTGGCGGCCGCCTCGACGCCAGACAGGCGCAGAAACAGATCGTTTAGCGACTTGCATTGCAGACGGGTGGAGACCGCGGAAAGTCGACCCATCTCGGCGGCAAGAACGAGCTCGACGCCTTCGATGACGAGGCGCGCTTCGCCGCGCGCCTCATTTACTGGATATTTGTATTCTTGCTCGGCCATGGGAGATCTCCTCTTTCATCTCGATATTAGACTTCAGGCGTGAAGGTGAGCGTGTCCCCGGCGGTAAAGGTCGCGCTGAACTCCATGTTCGGCTCGACGTCGCCGGACGCGGTGAAGTCAGTCACGAACCAGCTGCCGGCGAAGGTGCCGAGGCCGGGAACAATGACCTGCGCATTGAAGGCGGTCGCGTTGATGACGTGCGTCATAAAGGCCGACATGTTCGCGCCAGCAACATAGGCGCCCGACCCTGTGAAGGTGCGGTTCGCGATGCCAGGACGGCTCGTTTTCTGAACGACATTGCCCGGGTTTGCGCAATCCGGGATGGTCGTGTCCACCTCACCGGCAGAAAGGTTGAAGCTTCGCGTCTTCAGACCGCAGAGGTTCGAAAATACCTCCGGATCTGCGCCGTCGCCGATTTTGATGAGCAGGGTTCTGCCGAGAACCTGACCGACTGATGCCATAATAGTCTCCTGATGTGGTGATTAGCGCGGAGGGCGCGGTGGTTGGATGCCGCCCGCGCTACGCAGTCGGCTTTTCGACGTAGGCAACGAATTCGATGACCGCGTGCGAAGTGAGCCCGTCAGCGTCACGAAACACTCGCGTCTGACGGTGATTGATCGAAATCAGATGGTTTGTGGGGAGCGTCAACGCGGCAAGGTGCAGACTTTCAACGACCGCATCCGCCACACGCTTGATCTCTGGAAAGCCGACGGCGCGCGACCATGCGTGCATCGTCAAGTAGATCTGGCCGCCACTCACGCACGTGGCGTCGTCGCGCAGAAACTGCGCCTCGCCGATCGTGAAATACGGGAAAGTCGCGCTTTCTGGCGGCTGGTCATAAACTCTAGAGCCGATGAGCGTTGCCAGAGTCGCGTCCGCCTTCAGGCGCGAGACTATCACGCCCTGTAGTTCAAGGTCCGGGCTCGCCATGAATTTTCCTGCTATTTGCCCATGGCTTCGCGCACAGCCTTATTGACAGCAGAACGGATCCGCTTGCGAATTGCCGGCTTCATAGCGCGATAGGTCGGGAAGATGTGAGGCTGAGCCGCGGTGCCTGGGTGCATGCCGGTGCCGGATGCGGCCACCAACTTCTTGCCGAGAACAGTGCCGCCGCCTTTTGCCGTACTATGAGGCGCAGTCCCGAACTCGAGAAACCGCCAGATGTATTCCGCAAAGATGCCGGCCGCCGAGGGGTCTTTTGTCGCGGTGGTTCCAACAGTCTCTTGCTGTGGCCGGCTCGACAGGCTGTCGCCTTCAATGCTTTCAGCATATTCAAGTGTTGCGCCCCGAGGTGCGCGCGCTTGGACAGCATCAGCGACCTCTTTTGCAGCCTCAAGCTTCGCGGTGGCAGCGTATTTCTCGACGTTGGGCGCCAATTGATTGAGGCGGCGCATGAGTGCGTCTCGCCCCTTCAGGTCGGCGGTGATAGCCACTATGTCGCCACTCCCTGCGTCGCCATCATATCGATGTAGCGGTTTTTCTCGTCGAAATTGGCTGCGGACGTTATGTTGAAAATGCGCGACTGGTTGCGAGCATCGACAGCGCGCCAAGCCGTTGTGATGGCGCGCGCCTCCAAGCAACTGCGGATCTGAATGATAAAGGGCTGTACACCCGACAGCCTGGATGCGATGACTGGCTCACTGCCCCTGAGCGGCTTCAGTTCAGCCGCGGTGGTGAAAACCGCCTCCCAATCTCCGGCCTGCTCGTTTCCGAACCCGTCATCAACGATAGCACGAGTCTGGAAATGGAGCTTTTCGCGCAGCCTACCAGCGCCGATTGGTTTTGCCATCACACTCTGCCCTTCGGCTTCGGAACCCGCTCAGCCTTGCCAGCTTCGACGGCGCCATTGCCGCATGCGCGCGTTACCGAATAGCGGCCGTCTTTAAACGGGCCGCCATCTGGCTTGAAAACGATCGTGACGGCTGGCGTTGCGACAAAGGCGTACGGTGCCAGAAAGCGCACCCACACGACTAGAGCGCCACGCCCGTATAATTGAAGTCGAGCGCCAGAAGCGTCGTCGACTTGGCGAGCCCGACAAGGCAGACGTACTCTCCGGTGCCGATGTCGGCGACAGGGCAAAGTGCGCCTGGCGTATCGGACAGATACACAGCCTGACCGGCAGTCAGTGTGGCGCCGATCGTGATGTCACCAGCCTTCTGAACTGCAACCGGTTGATTGAGAGCCGCGCCGTTCAGCGCAATTGCAGTCGCCTTGCGGGCCTCTGCTGTTGCAGCATTGGAATCAGCAAGCATCCACTTGTTAGTGGCGGAGGCCAAATACAGCGCTGCGCCGGCCGTTATTGCTTCACCGGCGATGCCGGCATCACGCGTGGCGTTGCTGCCCGCTACGACGCTAGGGGCTGTGATTACGAGATTTGTCATGGAAAGTCTCCTGCGGCCTACGCGGGCCAGTTTCGGTAGGGCATGAGGAGCGCATCAACCGCCATGGGGATGTCGCTCAACTTCGCCTCTGTCGCAGCTTCGCGGTTTTCGTACCAATGGCCGATCAGAAGCAGTGCCGCATGTTTGATGGAGGCCGGCAAAGTGGCATATCCGGCCGTGAACTCAATACGAACAGATTCGGGCTCGCCGTCTGTTGAGGGCCAATCTGCGTTTTTTGCGGGCAGAATGTATCCGCTGCCGCCTTCGCCAATCGTCCGAAAATCGGTTATTTCTTGCTCGGCGCCACCATCTTCTGGCGTATAAAACACGCCGTCCACAGACACCAGCGGTGGCTTTGGAATACAGATTTTGCCAGCGGGAAACGACGCGAACGTCAATTCCCAGGTCGACGCAGTGGCGGGCCGCCCCAGCCAACTGTTTTCACCAAACAGCCAGTCACCAGCTGCGGCGATGAGGCCGTCGATATATGCGTCGTCGTCGCTGTGCAGCACGCGAAGGTGCGCCTTTGCGTCAGCCGTGCTGATAATCGGCGCGACAGCCGTCTTTAGGCGCAGACCCATGATGATTACCTCTGTCGTCTCGGCTTCGGCTGCGAAACTGGCTTAGTTGGCTCGGCGACGGGCGTAACCTGTGGCTGGGCTACCTGCGGTTCGATGGCGGCCTTTTTGCCAACGGGCTTGATAAAGCCCTCGGCCTCTAGGCCGGCTTCCATGCCGCCGAAATCTTCACGCTCATCCCCGGCATCCAGGTCAATGAGCGTGAGGCCGTCCAGCGAAAGCGGAAACGGCCTCACGACCTGATAGAGCATTACGACAGGGTCGGCGTAGGCTTGCTACGGCTGTTGCCAAGAACAGCAACGCCAGAGATGAAGATGTTGCCGGAGTCATTGCCGGACGGCGTAACGGTCACGCGAACATAACGCTTGTTGCCAATGTAGCCCAATTTGCGGCATTCATTGTCGTCGGCGAACGTGAAGCCAGCTTCGGCCAGTGTGCCGATCAACTTGGAATTCGTCACCGCGACAGCGTCAGACAGACCGGAATTGTCACCTTCATCAACCGTAACCGCAAAGGTTGCGTTGGTGTCGGTATTGGTGCCGGTCACCAGCGCAAACTCGACCGACTCATAGCCCTGAGTGTCGATAATGGCCGAGACGATGGGGGTGTTGTCGGTGCGCGCAGCAACCGGAACAATCAGCGGCACAAAATGCACGCGATTATGCAGATCCTTAGAAGCCATGTGGCTTTCTCCTTTTCAGAAAATGAGGGAAGTGGCGCTCCTTTCGGGAGCGCCAGCCTAGTGGCTTACGTGGAGCACTTCAGCTTGCGAACGGCTTCCGCGAGCGTCACCTGGCCGCCGAGACGGCGCCGGAAGATGAAGCGGATGTTGCCGCTGGTTGCCTGCGTGTACGGGTCGCGCAGCATCTCCATCTGGATACGGTCGACCAGCGTGTAAGCGCGGGCGAAATCGCCGTAAGCGATCGGGTACGTGCCGGCGCCTTCGGCGGGCATGTCCGGAACTTCGACATATGGGTCGCCGTCGATCGTGTTCGGCTGGCCACTAATGCCAGGCATCCAAAGGTACTGCTTTTCCGCTGTCTTAAGACGACGAACCGAGCCGAGCGTGGTGCGATTCAGCGCCCAAGTGGCGTTGCGCGCGTAGGCGGTCTTCAGGCCGTACTTCAGCGCCAAAAGGCCATTCGCCTGGCCGTCAGCGTCGGCGATCGTGGATGCGGAGCCGGAGACATTCTCCGAAAGCCCTGAGGAGGCATCAAGGAATCCGAGCGGCTTGCCGACGCCGTTGCCAGACACGAAGGCGGCGCCTTCTGCGACGGCGAACTGTTCAGTTGCCTCGAAATTGATTTCCGATTCCATGTTGAATGCGGAGTCTTCGAGGTTCTGGTTGGAGATGTCGATCAGCGCGTACATCTCGTGGGTCGGGATTTCCCACATGCCGTAACGCAGGCCGTCGGTCTCAGACTTGGTGCCCTGGTCGGCAACCCACTGAGCGGCGAATTGGCCGGTGCGCTTCGGAATCGTGATGGCCTTCGATGCAGTCTGGCGAACGCGAGCGAGCGTCCGCGCCGGCGATACGTCAGTGACACCCTTGATGATCTCGCGGATGTATTCGATCGGAGCAAGGTAGCCGCCAGTCGTGTCGTTCGCGATGCCGAGCGCCTTGTATTCTGCGTTCACCGCGGCAAGCGCCTTCTGCTGATCCGAGGTGATGCTGTGCTGTCCGATGATTGACGCATCGAAAACCGCGCGCGCCCAAACGTTTGCCTTCGATTTGACCTCCGCGCGGCGGACGTTGTCGTTTGCGCCCACGAGCGACAGGCGGTTGAGTTTTTCTTCCAGCTCGTCGACGTGCTTCTTTTCATCGTCGAGGGCCTTCTTGGTCTCGAGCAGTTCGGTGGTCGCCTTCTTGTTGGCGTCCTCAAACTTGTCCATGGCCGCATTGATGCGGTCAACCTTCTCGGTCAGAACAACGTCGGCGACGCCCTTCTTTTCGATTTCCTTGATGCGGTTGTCATTGGCAGCCTTGAACTCTTCGAAGGCAGACATGACCTGTTCGACTGCGGTTTTATCCGACATTCGGGTCTCCTGATGTGGTGATGTGGTGTGGTTGTTGAGCGTGCCGCGGCTCGTTAGCCGGCGATCAGCGCTTTGATGCGCGCAGCCAGTTCGGTAAGCTCGACTTCGCTCTTCTTGGCCGTCTCATCCTCATCACGAGGAGCCGTGTCCTGTTCCGCTTCGTCGCGAAGCGCGTTTTTGAAGATTGCCACAGCCTTCACGCTGTCGGCACGCGACAGACCTGCGTCACGCAGGGCATCTTCGATTTCGCGGGGATTGAACTCTGATTTGACGCTGAGAACGCGCGCCCTAACATTCATCGGGAACGTGACGAAGCTGCATTCCAGCAGATCAACAGCCTTCAGCGTGCGCCGTGGCTCGGTTGGTGTGCTGCGAAGCGTCCATTCCTTGGCGCGATAGCCAATGGAAAGGCCCGAAATCGCCGGCCGTGGCTTCATTTTCAGAAGCTCGTAGACCTCTCTGCCGCGATCCGTATTCGCCAGTTTTCCCTCAACATAGAGGCCGATATCGTCCTCTTTCATCTCGGTCCAGACCCCGATCGGGGTCATTTGGCTGCCGTAAACGCCATGCTGAGACAGCATCGCCGGCCAAATTCCGGTTGATTTCGCCGATTTGATCGTCTCGGCGAACGCGCCCTTCAAAATCAGGTCGTCGCCGGCGTCAACGTTGTTGAAGACGGCGCCGTAGCCAGAAAACGTCATTTCGCCGTCAGATGCGGCAATATCAGCGACTTTTAGCTCGCCAAGACCAAAACTGCGGTGCTCAATGGCACCAACACCTTTGTTTGTCGTCATGTTTTTGGATCCTGCTTGCCGTCTTGCGGCTTTGGCGGCACTGCGCCCGCAACATTTGTGGGTTTCGGCAATTCGTCGCCGCCTGCGATAGGATTCATGTCTTCGAGCGCGCGAATTTCATTCGGCGTCATCCAGGCGGGTGATCCACCGGAGCCCAGAGCCTTCGAATAGAACTCGCTGCGGTCCTTTGCGGCACCTTTGAGAAGGCCATTCGCATTGAATTTCGCGCAGAAACCGTCGTCCTCATCGCCGTCCAGCAGATTTGCGTCGATCGATTCCTCGATCCTGCGCCACCACGGCCCAAGCGTATGGACAACATGCGCCAAAAACACCTGCTCGGCGCTGGCAAAAGTCATTGCCTGCCCGGCGTGGCCAATCATCTGTGGAAAAACGCCAAAAGACTGGCAGACTTGCTCAGTCTGAAACTTTCGCGTCTCAAGATGCTGGGCGTCGACGCCTGTCATCGTTTGCTGGGTCCATTTGAACCCAGAATCAATGACAAATGGCTTATGCTTGTTCGCGCCGCCGATTTGCGCGGCGATCCAAGCCTGAATTTTCTTGTAATCCTCCGGCGCAATCTTCTGGTCGGTGGAATACGTGCCGGCCGCCTGCAATCCGTTAGAATGCATCTCTGCTTGCGTGTTCTCAGTGGCGATCGTCAGGCCGATTGCCTCACGAGCCTGCCGAACAGCGTCTAGACCGCGCCAAGTGTCCCAAGAAGGGCCTTTGACGTGCCAAATCATCGACTGCGGAAATTCCATCGTGCGGCCATCGAGGCCACTAACGCGGTAGGTCAACGAGTAATCGTTGTTCCGAGTGATCGTCATGGAGCCGGGGTCAATCGGGATCAGTTCCTTGACCTTGCCCCGTACCATGTTTTTGTAAAAGAACGCATTGCCCGTCAAGGCAACGTGGAAAATCATAGTCTCCAGGAGCTCGAAAGCCGTCATCCACTGGTTCGGACGGCGGTTCAAGACTTTGTATAGCGGGTGGTCTAGCGCCGGAGTTCCGCCTTTGCCGTCTGGCAACTCCTTCATTACCTGCAACGGCACCTGCGCGACACCATTCGCGATGACGCGAAGGCACGCAAACACAGTGCTGACGTCAAGCGCGCGCTCCCAACTGACCTGAATGCCCGACTTCGAAGCCCTAGAGCCAAACCAGTCGAGCCAAACCGGATCAAAAGACACCGATTTTTGTTCGGTCTCGCGACCAAGCAACCTGCCCCAGATACCCATCCGGCATTCCTTGTTTTAGTATTGCTGGTTGGGATCTAGAACGGCCCAAAATGATGTTGCCTCGACCGGCTTCTCGACTTCGCGGTACTTGAGGCCAAGGGCCTGGCATGTCGCGACCGCACCATCGATACGAAACCGCGTCTTGGTCTTGTCGAGCTTCCGATTTCCGGACGGATCCGAAACAACGATGGCGTTGGAAAAGCAAAAACCCAGAACTGGGTTGCCGTTGTGCTTGAACTTGCGATTAATCACCGACGCCTCGAGGGCGTCGACTGCCGGAGCCATATCGCGGAAGCCCTGCCCCCATGGAACGAGCCGAATGCCTCCACTCAGTTCATTGTCCTTGCCGTCGATATAGGCATCGACGCCGAGGCGGACGAATTCAGCAAGTAGCTGCTCGATGCGCCATCGGTCATAAGCGATTCCGACAATGTTATAATCATCACGGATCTGAGCGATACGCTTCGCAACGAAGCCATAGTCAACAATGCGGCCCGGTGGCGTCTCTAGCCAGCCCTCATCAGCCCGAGCCCACACGTCATAAGGCGCGCGGTCACGGTGGGCGTGGTCATGAACCCATTCCTGCGGCTTCCAATGCCATGCCCCTATGCGATCCTCAGCGAACTCCGCTGACACGCCCACAAGGGCCGTAAGGTCGCCTACCGCGGAAAGGTCAAGACCCAGATAGATCTTCTCACCTGGCCGAAGGGAATCGCCAGTCTGGCAAGCCTTCCACTCTGACCGGGGAATAAGCGGCGAGTTCTGGTCGACGCGCTGATTTAGGTACAGGTTGCGGAACGATGACTCCAATGTCTTCATTCGCGTCGCCTGAACGGCCAAGGCGCGCAGGTCTTCAATGGATCGAAAATCACCAAGCGCTGGGTTAGCTGCCCGCCACGCCGTCTCATCCATGATGTCAGCGTCATCGTTGGCGCAGTAAAGGTGTACTAGAACCGTGTTGTCGTCAGCCACAAGGGCGTCATCAACCAACTTGGAGAGCGGGTGCTCCGGATCTGGCGACTGCGTCGAGATAACGATGCCGAGCGGCTCTTTGCGAGCGCCCTGCGAGGTGTTCATGACCTCGTAGAGTTCTTGATCCCTCGCCTGCGCAAGCTCGTCATAGATCCAGACCGAAGGATTCAGACCGTGTTTCGTGCCGGCCTCGGCTGATAGCGCGCGATAGAAGCTGCCATTGCTTTTGCAAACGAGCGTCTTGGTCGAAGGCACGACCGTGATCAACCCGCCGCTGGCCGCGTCTAATTCCGGGTCTGCCTCGACGATCTGCCTGCAGAACTTGAAAACTTGGCCTGCCTGCTCTCTATCGGTCGCGGCAGAGTAAATCTCGCCATTGATCTCGGATACAGGCCCGACGAGGTGAGCCAGCACAATTGCGGCAATAAGCGCAGTTTTTCCGTTCTTTCTGGCCACAGAAAGGATAGCTCGCCGCACTCGGCGGCGGCCTGTCCCCGCATGCTGTGGCGCATATAGATCAACCACAAACTGCTTCTGCCACGGCCGAAGCCTAATGTATTCGCCCTGTCCTTCGCCGCTCGGCACTCGCAGTAGTTCGATGAAATCAATCACCTGTTGTGCGCGGGCCAGGCCATCGGTCGTTACGCCGTCTCCGCGCTTCGCCCAATCAGGCCGCTGAACTTCGATGACTTTTTCTCCTCGGGAGGCGAGAGAGCGGCGCGTGACTTGGGGTCCAGCCCCAATCGATCGCCCATGGCCATCATGATGCGCGCCGCTTCATTCTTGATTTTGAACCATGGATTCGGCTGCTTGTTTCCCGTCGATCCATCGACGATTGCAGGCTCAACGGAGAGCGCAGAAACGGCTGCCTTGTGGTCGGCCCATGCCGCGGCGTAGACCGCGATCGATCCGGTGTCTGTGGAGGAAAAATATCCAGGCGGCATTGCAGCCGTGATCATCTTGAAGCAGGCCAGTGCGTCACCCTTGAGGTAGTTCGGGATGACTGTCTCACCTGCTGGCTTGATCGACGGTGCACGCTTCTTGCGCTTGCCGGGGTTGCCCTTAAGCGCCTGAATTTCCGGCGTTTCGGGGCGCGGTCCTCTTGCGCCCATGGCTCGCTCCTAGACTGCTAAAAAATAATCTCAAAACTTGCGGCGTAACGCGTTCTTGTGTGACACCGGTACGCAGGCCGGAATGCCCCGAACATCGAAGGGGGGTCAGTCGACCGGCCACCCATCCTCGCCGAATGTCTGCGTCACCTGACCGCGATCCTCGCGCTGGCCTCGCGATGAGTGACAGGGCGAGCATGTTGATATGAATGGACCCTTGAAAAAGAGCTCGACGTCGCCACGGTGAGCCTGAGCATGGTGCACTTCGGTCGCTTCGGTCACTATCTCGTGCTCGATGCACCATTCACACAGCGGCTGAGTAGCTAACTGCTGATGGCGGATGCGGCGCCAGGCGGCTGTCTGGTATAATTTTCGGTAGGCAGCAGCCTCAGCTGAGCGATGGCCATTCATACAACCGCGCCGATCGTTGTTTACGGTTTTGTGGAGTGACTGCGAAACCCTTCTCGTGCATAGACGAATGGTAGCGATAAGGGCACGCGGTAGTGGCATTCTTTAAATCAAAAACCTTCAACGGCAACACATACGATCTCGGGCATCTGGACCCGTTCACCTTGAGCGTAGTTAACGGCGAAGAGACCTACCGCGTACATGTCCAATTCGGACATCACTGCTTTACTGAAGAACGCCTCGGTTGGCACTCACCAGATCGGAAATACGAGTTCAACGGCGAGATTCGATCATTTTGCCAAATACGATACTCAGCTTCCGCACGACTTCCCGGCATCATCAGAGGCCTGGTCGACAAGAGCGTCTACGTAGGCAAGGAATACAATTACTTCGTCCTACGAAATCATGATCTGCTTGGAAATGCGCCCGCTTATGCCGTTTTCTTCACGGTGCAGCAGTCGTTCAACAAAAAGAAAGGAGATGTCTTCATGCGCGTGCAAAGCGCTTACCAAAAGCCCAATATGATAGACAAAGCGCCTCCGCTCACCTTCGGATATCTTATTGGATGCATCTCCACTAAACAGCAACCAATCCCAGGAAAAGCAGTGGTCATAAAACGAACATAGCTCCCGCAGGAGCTATATCGGGAACATCAAGTGTTCCTTGCGGTGTTAGGCGCCTTACGCCCTCCCAGAGGGACCGCTTGCGCGGCGCTACAGTTCCTATCGCTTTTCAGCTCAACCGCCCAGGTTCTGTATGACATTGATATGGGCCAGGTACGAGTGTTTGTCAACCTCTTGTTGACCTCGTGGCTACCAGAGCTAGGCACATGGCTTGGTATATAGGGAGTCATAACCGACATACGAGCATGAAACGAAAGCGCCGAGCTCAACCAACTAAGGGAGCCCGGCGCAGGACTACCCGTCGCCGAGAGGAGGCAGCGCCAGGTAATGAGTATTGAGGCAGTCCCGGCATCGATCGCGAGTCTGTACGTCCGCTCGAATACAGCGCCCCAAATGAAAGCGGCGCCCGAAGGCGCCGTTGGGTTTCAAACCCTTCATAATGATACGACCCGAAAGTGCTATTGACCGGACATCAGGCGGCAATTTTCTCTTCTGATGGTGCGAATTCCCGCCGTGCGGTCTCGTCGACCTCGATTAGCGCGTCGATCGCCGCATCGATCAGCGCCGTCCCGCGCTTTTCGGCATACGCTGGTGCAAGTCCCATAGCGACGCCGATATCCTTTGCGGAGGCATCGGTAATCGCCATGTCGAGAACCTTGGCGTTACGGCCAAGCCTGCTTCTGAGATATCCGACATAATCGATCGTTTCGACCTCGCGCACGAATTCAGGCTCTCGGCCAGCTGGCGCCGATATCTCGCCGGTCGGCTTCGGTTGCTTCACTCCTCCGATCCATTGTTCCCCAGCGATGAGGCCGTCTGGGCAGCGAGTAGCCTCGGTTGGCAACTCATGGAAGCGCACGCTCCCGTCGACGCCGAACTGCTGCAGCAACTGGCGAGCTTCGGTAGTGCCGTACCGACCATGCCTGTCTTTCGCGGTTGGAGCCTCTCGCGGCAATGGTGAGTAGCAATCATGGATCGCTGGTTCACTCGATATGGGCTTTGAAAACGGAATCGCGGTAAATGGCGAAACGGCGCCACACAGTCTGATGTACGACCAAATTGCGCTTTCCGACCGGGATGACTTGCTGCCGCCTTTGATGCCCCGAGAACGTTCAACGGGCTGCAGAGCCGCACCCTTCCTCGTCGAGCCCCATTGCTTGAGATCGCCGTCCCGAAACAACAGATCGCCAAGACGCGCCTCTAGAGCGCCATTCCTGTTGGTGCGATATTTAGGCGCGACCTCCTGCGCCGGCTCATAGGTATTGACCATCTCACCGGTGAAGGCCCAGCGCTCGCGATCTATAACTTTCCAGCCCACTGCACCAAGAAGCTCGGCTTCCGACGGACGGATTTCAATTCCTGTCTCCGGATCGTATTGCTGCTGATCGTCCACAACCACGGTATCCCGCGGAAAGCAGAGGTCGCGCCAGTGCCGAAGTGCGAACAGGCGGACAACGTCACCGCGATGGGCCAGGCGCTCGAATGCCGGCCACGCCAACAGCGCGCGTGCTGGCTTGTTGTCGTTGGCTGGCTGACGCGCTTTGGCGACGCTCGGCTTTTTCGCCGGTGATGCAGTCTGCTCAGCCAATAGGGCGGATAACTCCGAGAGGTCGCGATTCTTTTCAGTCACGCTCATTTCACTTGCTCCACTTCGGTTTGATATCGGCAATTGCTCGAATGGCTTCGCTTCCAGATGTCGGCTCACCGCCTGGCTTCTCCAGCAGAAGGGCCGCCTTCTCGCGCGCCAGCTTGAACGCACCTAACCTGGCCTCCTCCGCTTCGCGTATTGAGATTGACGTCGGCATGGTGGACTTGAGCCGCGCGTGCTGCGCCTCCAACGCGTCATACTTGGCGGTGAGATCCGCAAGTCGTGCTTCTAAGTGACGACGGTCAGCGACAGCTCGATCTTGCTCTTCTTGCTCAACGTGCTCGACTATCCTGGTCCGGTAAAACTGGAGCGCCTCACCGATCATTTCTTCCCGAGCCCCAGGAAGATCGGAATCGCAGTTCTCGGTGATCACACGGATGATGAACTTCCGAAGATCCTCGCCTTTGCGGATTGGATTGCGCATCATGAATGTTGTTGGATTCACGAGTTGATAACCTCCGCCAGCAGCGGAGCCATATGATACGCCACACTGGCGCGATACTTGGTGGGCCAAGCTGCCGGCATCTCGGCGAGCGCTACCGCGACCCCGTGTCCCTGTCCCGACAGCGGATTGTGCTTGAGGAAGGCGGCGCGGATGGCCTCTCCGGCGTGAAGTTGAACGTAGAAGTCGGCGATGGGGTTCGCGGCGGCTACGGCTGCATAGAACCGGTCGAGTGCGCTCCGGATGCGAGATACGTCGGCCGCGGTCGCTGCGATATCATGCTTGGCTGCGAATTCTGATGCTTTCATTTTAATGCCCTCCAAGTTCGGATCGTTCGATCCAGTGCCATTCAAAAGTGCGGTGCGTTTCGCACCAGACCAGCGCGTATTGTTCGTCGCCGGAAATCTCATCCAGCTGGTCGACCTGCGACGGGTCGACACAGTGTGTGATCTTCCTTCCGTCCTTCGTTTCGATGCATTCAATCATTATGCCTCCTTCGCGCGCGTGAGTGCGCCATGTTTTCGTGCGGTAAAAACCTCTCTCGGGTATACCCCCATTAGAACTGTACCCACTCTTATATATATTATTGTTTTTACTATATTTTTTACATGTAAGGGTGGGTGAAAGGGTGGGTGCAAGACTGGGGGAAGGGTGGGGGAGAAAACCGTGGTGTTTTTGAATTTCGCTGATTTTGCCCCCACCCTTCCCCCAGCCCTTTTCCCGGTCTTTACCCCATGCTTTCACCCACCCTCGAGCGGGATGATGATCGCGTTTTCGGGCAGCGATTCAGTTGACCAGAAGCGCACCTTGCTCTGCCCGCTATCGGTCGGCAGCTTCGCAAGGTGGATCTCCCTCGCCTGGCGCAGCATCGCGACAATGTCATCGAGGCGCCGCCGATCAATCGATCCGCGGAGGTTCTTTACAATATCGCGGGTGGTAATCCCCGATGAACCGCGCCTTACGACCTGTTGCCGAACGCGCAGGTACTCAGCGGCCTTTTCGTTGTCGGCGATGTGGTGGTCGGCTCCGCGCAAAATCGTTTGCAGCGAGTTCTCGGCGACCGCGTTCGCCCATTCCTGGATTTCCGCTGTAATAATGGGATCTTTGGGATCGCATCCGACGGCCACGATGAGGGCCAGGCGCGCAGCGTTTTCCCCGACACGGTTCAGAATAGGCCGATACTGAGGATCGATCGTTCTCTTCATGGCTCGGATCCGGTCGTCGAACTCCTCGAAAAGATCGTCGACACCCGGCGCCCATGACGCGGTCATTATGGGGTGAGGTTTCTCGTCAGACTTCGCATTTAATGCGAAGAACGGCCCTGTGAACCGACCCGCAGAAAGACCCAAGAGTTCCGCGACGCGGTTGGAAAGCGCCGCCGGTATGTTTTCGATATTGTTCGGCGGGTTGCGAACCTTGACCGGCTCGGCGTTGCCTACGTCGATCAGAACCAATCGGCCCAATAGGCCCTCTGAGATGTTCCCGGATGACAGGGCACTCCAGAACGTGGATGGTGTCGAGATGCCATGCAGCGAGAAGCACGGCGCAACAATGCGTGCGACATTGCCGGCAGCCTTCTCCTGGCCGCCCCAGAATCCTTGCGGCGCGCCGGTGAGCTCCATCAATGCGCTGGCGATTTCGGCGCGATGGGTGGCGACATTCCGGCCGGTGTGATCCGCCAGCCATCGTCCGAACTCGTCCTGGATGCAGACCGAGCTTGGAGACTTTCTGAGCTTGTTCGTCAGGCCCGGCAAGCTTCGGATTTGGTCCATGAAGAGCCATTCGCTGACCTTGCTTCCCCAACTCGTGCTGTCGGCGAGAGCGGCAGAGGCGCGAATTGTAGCGTCCTTGCCGAAACCGGATTCAGCGAGACCAACGAGATATATATTTGACCTCAGACCGGTTGGCCCGCGGTAGCGGCGGCCGATAAGCCCGGCTGTGAAGGCAAGGCTAGCCACCAAGGCGAGATGGGGAGATGGGAACCGTGCGCAGCCCACTATGAACCGGGCGAACTCACCGACGGCGCCGGGGGGATAGCAGAGGTGATCCGGCAGGCCCGCCGAAGAGGACAGGATCGCCTGCGGCTCATCATCGGTACCGTCTTCTGGCGCATCGTCGTTGGCAGCGTTAGGTGTTTTGCTCAGGGAGCCAAGCGTCATCCGCACTCCGAGGTCGCGCCGCTCCCATCCCAAATCAACTGGCTCGCGGCCCAGGCGTTCACATAGCCAGAACGCGGCGTCCTTTGCTGTAGGCGCGCCACCATATTCCATCACCAGTTCGATCGCCGTGCAGGATTTTTCGGTACCGAAATCTTGGATGCCATCCTGGTGGATGCTGATATCTTCTTCGAGCGATCGACCAAGATCCTCTGAGGTGATGCGCCATGCGCCTGTTCCAGTTTCCTGTCGGGCCGTCGAAAATAGCTCTTTTACCCACCGTCCCGGCTCGGCAAGAGCCGCAGTGTTTACCTGCTGCCAAAACGTCCCGCCCGTGGCCTGCGAAATGCGCGGTTCTGTCGTCTTGTTGACTGCGGTCCCGATGGAAGCAAGATGCGCGTCGGCCTCGGCCACGAATGCGTCGATGGTCTCAGCGTGGATTTCGGGCAGATCACCGAATGGCACGTCGAGGGGCGAATTGCCGACCCACTCGTAGGCCTTGCCTGTATCTGGATGAATGCCGAACGCCACAAATTGCTGACCATCGCCAAGAATCTCGACCTGGCAGTCGTGACCATTAACGACATACTTACCCGTAATCTTCTTCCGTCTGGCGGCTGACGTACGGAAAATGAAGGTTACCTTGGGCGCGCGACCGATGCGCTGAAGCGCGCGATCGCCGTCCGGAAGGGCAAGCGCCAACTTGCTCAGGTGCTCGGCGGCATTAGCATCCGGCACGTCGATATCAATGGCAACTATGTCACCACAAATAATGCCGGTATTTTTGTGGTCTGGATATGCCCGGATCTGGCCGTCGATCTGCTCGGGCTTCGGGCGGAATTTCGACCAGCCTTTGATCTTTGGGCGCTTGCCATCGACAGGTACTGGAACGTAGCCGTTGGCGATGAGCTGGCGCCGGAGATCACCAAGGCTGGGATCAGATGACGTCTGCGGATTTTGATTCAT